GCGAGGATAGCGCGGCTCCCTTGAAGAACCTCAGAGTGCATCCGATCCCGCAGGCCGCGGCCGCGATCGAGCTCTCGTACTGGCTGGCCCTGACCACGTTTGCCACCCTGAGCACCGCTATCACCTTCCCGGTCCCGGGCTACGAGCTCGCCCTGGTCGAGGAGCTGGCGATCGTGCTGGCCCCAAGCTACGGCCGGCCGGTGTCGCAGGAGCTGCGCGACAACGCAGCCAGGTCAAAGGGCCGAATCGTCGAGATCAACGGCCAGATCGAGCTGGGCCCGCCGCCGGCGGCGCCCAACCAGTAGAACCCCCAATGAAAACCTTACTTCTGCTGCTGGCGCTCGCCAGCGTTCCGCGGATATCTGCCCAGACCGCGGTCTACCCGGGCAGCGCGGTGACCGATGCGCAGCTCGGCATAGCGCGAAACAACGTCAAGACGGCCCTCGTAGGGAGCATCACGTCGAGCTCCACCGCGATCACTCTGAAGAGCACCGCCGGCATGGTGGCGAACATGATGCTCTCGATCGGTTCTACGAAGCCCGAGATCGTGTGGGTGTGCTCGATCGCCGGCAACGTTGTCAACGTCGGCCGCGCCAGCTGCCCGAACGTCGACGGCCGCGGCTTCGATGGCGCGATCGCGGTGGCTCACACCAACAATGAGCCGGTGGTCAATCAGCCGGTGGCCTGGGACCATAACGCGATCGCAAAAGAAGTCGAGGCCATCGAGGCGAATGTAAATGTGGGCTCGCTGAATGTGCCGAGCTTCATGTTCACCCAGACCCCGGGAGCGAGCCTGGTGGCGCACGGCGTCAACCAGACGATACCGGTGTCCCCCTGCGCTTGGATGGCGGCCGGCCAGGATATCTACATTCAGGACGGATCCGCGGAGACGGTCACCGTCACCTCGAGCACCTGCAGCGGCGCCGGCGGATCCGGAACTATCACGGTTACCCCGAACAACAATCACACGGGCGGCGGCTACTCGATCTCGAGCGCCACCTGCGGCCTCGGGCAGGCAGTCACGGCCGCCAATGGCGGGACGGTCAGCATCCCGCCGGGAACGAATTGCATATTTCACGGCACGGCTCGCACGTCGGCGGCGACCCATATTGTGGGCCCGGGCGCCGGCAATATGTCCTACACGATGGCGTCTTCGATGGCCATCCCGATGATCGACGTCGGGGCCGGAACGGTGCTGATCGAGGGCGTGAGTTTCCTGGGCGCAGCGGGCTTCGCGAATATGTCCACCAACATTGGGATCCAGATCAGCGGCAGCGGCCTGGGCACCACCTCTGCGGCCAGCAACAACGGCTCGATCATTCGAGACTCGGTCCTGCAGAATTTCCAGGTGGGAATCAACGCGATCAACGTGAGCAACATTCAGATCTACGGCATGACCAGCGTGCAAAACGGCAAGTTTGTTTTCGGCTCGATCGCGACCGACGGTGACGGCGGATTCGGTGTGGTGCGCGACAACATTCTGAACTGCTTCGACGGGTTTGGCCCGCAGAATTGCACCAACAATATCGAGATCGACAGCCCCGGCGGCCTCCAGGTGTACCACAACAATATTCTGGGTGGCGTTAAAGGCGTGCTCGTGCAGCTCACGATGGGCAACGTGTCGACCTCGGGCACTGCGGTCACGCGCAATTCCGGGGCGGTCTTCCAAACCGCATGGGCTGGCAAGGCAACCGCGATCGGCCCCGGCCTTTACACCATTGCCTCGGTGACCGACGGCAACCACATGACCCTCACCGGGAGTGCGGGCACTCAGTCAACGCCCTGGTTTTACGTGCCTGGCGGGACGTCGGAGATCGCGATTGAGAACAACACGGTGGACATGGGGTCCATCGGGACCTCGGGCGTGGACTTCGAAAGCCAGGCGCGCTTTGGAGTCGTAACTGTGGTCGGCAACAGAATCGACCACTTTGTGGATCCGCTTACTACGTTCAACGGACTTACGATCAACGCCTCCGGACTGAGCGGCGCGCTGATCGCGGACAACTATTTGTACTCGGGCACCACGACGAACACAAAGTGCATCGAGGTCGCATTTGGCGATCGCCTGCGGGTGGCCGGCAACCTCTGCTACCAATTTGGCAGCGGAATCCACACATTCGGGAGCGAAACGAATCTGGAAATCAGGGACAACAGCTACCCGCTGACCACGACGGCGCTTGATATCGCCAACAGCACGGGCCTGTCGATCGACACGATCGCGTCGGTGCATTACGCGAAGCTGGTTACCCTCACGCCGGTAGCTGGATCGCGCATGGGTTGCGACGACTGCGACACGCCACTCACGCAGGGCGCGGCACCCACATCCGCGGGGGACAAGGCCGGCGCGACTTGCATTTATAACCGCGGCGCCTGGCACGCTTACTAACTCCCATGACACCGAACAATACCTGGAACGCCGATCAATCGATTGAGCAGCTCGGCGGCACGCCAACCTCGGAGCTCCTGTATCACGCGCTGCGCCTGGCGCGGGTGACTCTCGGGGCCGATCGCGTGCCGGCCTCGCAGCAATACAACGATGCGATGAAGTGCTTCACGCGCATGCTGGGGAACTGGAACGCGCTGCGCGGCGCACTCTATGCTCTCGACATCCACCAGTGGCCCACGACGGCGCAGCAGCAGATCTACCAGCTGGGCCCAGGCGGCGACTGGGACGGGCCGCGGCCGCAGCGCATCGCGCGCGCGAATCTGCTCTTCAACACGGACCCGCCAATCCGCCGCAAGCTGCGTATCTGGGATGACGCCGACTGGGCCTCTATCGCGCTGCAGCAGATTTACACCTTCCCGAGCGGGCTGTATAACGACGCTGCAGCCCCCCTCTCGAACATCTACCTCAGGCCGATCCCTGATGCGGTCTATCAGATCGAGCTGTTCACCTGGCTGGGCCTGCAAAAGCCGGTCGACCTCGACACCGTGCTCGCGTATCCGGACGGCTGGGAAGAGGGAATCGTGTCGAACCTGGCGCTGCGCATCGGCCCCATGTTTGGGATCCCGGTTTCGCCCGACGTGCGAATATTGGCCACCAATTCGATGAACGCAATTAACAGAGTGGCCGCGACGTCGCCGAAGCTGAACGCAGCGAGCGACCTCACCAGGGGCGGCGGCGGCGGCCTTTACAACTGGTTCTCTGGGCTGATGGAGCCATGAAAATTCCCCTGATCGGTCCCTCCTCAGAGGGGCGCTCGCTGACCGCGGACGCGCAGCGCACAATCAACCTCTACATCGAGAGCGGAGGGTCGAAGTCGCCGGCGGGCTTTTACGGCAGGCCTGGCGTGAAGTCTCTCATCACGCTGGGCTCGCAGGCCACTGCCCTCGCCGCGATTAACGGCCGCCTGTTCGTACTGTCGGCGAACACGCTCAAGGAGCTGACCTCGGGCTTTACTGTGGCCCAGACCACGACCGGCGTTGTGACGAGCAGCCCAGGCCTCAAGGACTGGATTCTGTTGAACGGCCTGACGCCGAATTTCCTGCAGGTGTTCGTAGTGGGCGCGAACGGCGGCTGCTACCACTGGCAGGACGGATCCGGCACGGTGGCCACTGCGATCTACCTGGACGAGCTCGCCGGCTTCGCCTCGACCGACGGCAAGGAAGTCAACCTGGCCCCCGGCGTCGACACGGTGGTGGCAGTGGGCATCGCCGCCGGTTCCCGCACCGTAACGCCGGATTCGATGGATCTGATCACGCGCAATGGCATGGCGCTCTGGATCGACGAAGGGGCCGACAACGCGGAGCTCGTCATCGTCACAGGGAACACGGGCACCACCTTCACTGCTACGTTCCTCAATGATCACGCAGACGGCTTCCTGGTGCAGGCCGGCGATCAGTTCGACGTGGCGGGCGCGCCAGGCGCAACGATCATAATTGGCGGCACGCCGTACACGGTGGCGTACGCGCAGAATGCTTTCACGCTGCAGCTGACCTCGAGCGCCGGTGTGCAGACGCAGGTGGACTGGCGGATCTCCAACGTGCTGCTGGCGGCGAGCAGCGCAACTTTCCTCGGCGGCTATGGCATCATCACCAGGCCTGGCACGCGCCAGTTCAATATCTCGGCCCTCAATGATTTCTCGACCTGGCGCCCACTCGACTACGAACTGAAAGAGGGCTACTCAGACAACCTGGTGCGCGCGTTCGCCCACAGTTTGGAGCTCTGGCTATTCGGCAACGAAACAACCGAGGTGTGGGACCAGACCGGTAATCCGGACTTTCCGTTCCAGCGGAATCCCTCGGGCGCTATCAAGCGAGGCCTCGGCGCGATGGAGTCACTGGTTGAATTGGCCGAAAGCCTCTACCTGATCGGCAATGACGGTGTGGCGTACCGCACCCGCGGCTTCGCGATGGAGCGAGTATCGACGCACGCAATCGAGCAGGCCTGGAAGGGCGAGTTCTCAACGGTGAGGGCGATCGCATTTGAGATGCTGGGCCACTATTTCTGGCAAATTAACGGCAGTTCTACGAGCTGGGTATACGATGTGGGCGAGAACGTCTGGGTGGAGTGGGCCTTGTTGAACGTGATCAGCGGGAACACGTTCTTCAGCGCCATCCCTGGATTTCACGCATACGTGCAGGAGTTCTCGGGAGCGCGGACGCCGGGAGCCGACGAAGGCCCCACGGTCGGCATGCACGTCGTATCTGGCAATAACGACGCGAAGCTCTATGAGATGTCGACTGACTTTCACGACGACGATGGAACCGCGATCAGATACGTGCG